ATCTCTCTGCACCTTTACCAAAAGACTTTTCTTTGTCTTCAACTGCGTCAAAAATTTCGTGATTATGTCTTTCACAAAATGATTTTAAAAATGATGATGATGATTTTTTAGTATTAAATAGACAAATTTTCATAACCAACCTTTTTAATATAGTAACTATCAACAATATCAGATAGTGGATTACCTGTCTTTTCTGTATCAAGTATTTTCTTCAAGTTATATTCTGGTAATTCTTTCACAAATGCCTCATACATCATATCTTTGTCTGCATTACCTTTTCCAGTAGCACCTTTTTTAACAACACTAGGTACAACTGTATGGTAACCATACTCTTCTTCAAGTAAACGATATTTAAGAATACCACAATTTTCAGCAATCTGAAATACACCTTGGCCTTTTGAACCAAAGGAGTATCCTTCAATGAAAATAATAGGTTGGTTTTGTTTGTAATCTGATAATAGGTCCATAACAAAATCTGATATGTAAGTAAATCTTTCAATAGGGTCGTTCCATTCTTTATGTTCATAACCAGTTATATTTTCACCTTGTCTACCAATCCATTTCTTCTTACTTGTTAAGTAATGAAATGAAAAAGTACCACTTCTAATGTCGTCAATATGTATAGCAGGCGAAGTTAAACTGTAATCAATTCCAATCTTCGTCTTCCATATCGACTTCATTTTCTTCGTGTCGTTCTTCTTCGTCTTCTTCATGTTCTACCTCATGTCCACAAAATGGGCAAGTAAGTGGTTCTAAATCTTGCTCTTCAATATCCCATATTACGGTATATTTAGTTTCACAGGAGGTGCATGTTTTTTTAGATTTTTCCATTATAGTTTAAATTTTTTGAATTGGTCCTTTTCTACATCTTGTTTAATACCACCAATTACATAAGATTCAATCTCTGTTTCCTGTGGTGCGTTTTGCATACCCTTGCTGTTCAGCCAATGGTCTACCCATGGTAGAGGATTTGTTTTTTGTTCGTACTGTGGTGTTAGTCCGATTGCTTTCATTCTCCTGTTTGCCATGTATTCTACAAATTGGTGTAACAGTTTTTCTGATAAACCAATCATACTTCCTTGTGAAAATAGATATGTTGCCCAACGCTTTTCCTCTTCTAAAGATTCATCATACATTTTATAGACTTCTTTTTCACATTCTTTTCTAATTCTTATCATGTCTTTATCATCATTACGGTCATGCCAGTTATTGATAATAGTTTGTGACATTGCAAGGTGTTGACTTTCATCTCTTGCAATCATAGAAATAATCTTAGCAGAACCTTCAAGTAATTTTAATTCACCAAATGCAAATGAACAAGCAAACGATACATAGAACCTTAATCCTTCAAGTATGTTTACAGATACCATAGCAAGATACATTTTCTTTTTAAGTTCTTGTAGGTCAACTTTGTCTTTGTTTAGGTGCCACTTATAACCTAGATTGATAAGGTCATCATAAGTTTTTGTTACACTCTCTGCTCTCTTTTCAATTCTATCGTCTTTAAGAATAGTATCAAAGACTTCATTAGGATTTGAATATAGATTTTTAATAATGTGTGTGTAACTTCTACTATGAATTGTTTCCATGAAATCCCATGTAACAATACAGCCTTCTAATTCTGGATTAGTAACAAATGGTAAAAATGCCAAACACGGACCTCTGCCTTGTACACTATCTAACATAGTTTGATACTTTAGATTTGATGTAAAGATAAACTTTTGTTGGTCAGATAGGTCTTGATAATCATTTCTATCTTTTTGTAAAGAAATCTCCTCTGGTCTCCAGAAATAACCTAACTGTTGTTGATTCAACTTATCAAATATAGGATATTTCATATCACTATATTGTTGAACCTGTAAGTCATCACCAAAAAACATTGGTTGTTTCATTTGGTCTAAATTTTTGTCTTTATTAAATACACTCTTTGCCATTTTTACTCTTTTCTCTCCTTAATATCATAAAAGTAGTTGTCGTCATCACCTGCTGTCCATTTTTGTTCACATTCTACACTATACTCTTGCGTGGACACCTTGAAGTCTGGAAACTTCAATTCGCTAGGAGTATAACTCTTGTCATAGAATATAACTCTGTTGTTAGGTTGAGCGGCAAAATGGCCATTCTCTAACCTTAAAATATTAAATGACTTATGTTGTGATGGTACTTCACTATAAGTCACATTTCTTTCTAAATTCGTACTATTCGCATTATCAATTGTAAACATATACCAACCTTTATACCATTTTTTATTTGGCGACAAATACTTACATTGGTTGCCTGATAACATTTGCTTTTCGACAATTGCGATATCATAACTGAAACAATCCCATAACTGTAGCTCTGTTAGAGGAACATCCTCTGGTACTTCTTTTTTCCATGTAAACGCACTAATAGGCAATTTGTCATATAAAGCACCATACTCAGGAATATAAGTTTCAAAGTATAACGCTCTTCCTTGAATTGACTTTGCCGTAACCCATACACCCTCAACTAACTCACCATGTCCTTTTTGGCCGTCATATAGATACTCTTTCTTAATATACACATCAACATGAGGTATATTGACACACAAATATGCCATAAGTTATCCTTTCTATATTGTACAACTATCACAATCCTCGTCTTCCAATTTATTACTCAAAATTTCAGAGCCGTAGTTTTGCAATGGTTCTTCGACATTATCTTTCCAACCTAAACTATGTGTTGGTTCGTCAATGTCTTTTTTAGCGTCATAAGTGTTTTGATAGTAAGAAGTCTTCCAACCATACTTGTATGTTGACAATAAGTCTTGTGCCATAACAGACACAGGTACCTGGTTGTCTTCATAATTTTCTGGATTGTAAGACCAATTACCACTAATTGCTTGGTCAAAATACTTTTGCATTACTGCAACGATATTTATATATCCTTCATTCCCTTTCATATCCCATAAAAGAGTATAATTATTTTTTAATCTGTTATAATCTGGTACAACTTGTTTTAATGTACCTTTTTTAGACTTTTTAACAGATAGATAATCTCTAGGTGGTTCGATACCATTTGTCGCATTAGAAACCACACTAGAAGATTCAGACGGCATTTGAGCTGATAAGGTGCTATGTCTTAAAC